TCACACGGAAGAGGTCATCAGTTCGAGTCTGGTATCGCCCACACCAAGGAAACGGCCCATGATCAGGCATTCAGTCGATCCGGGGCCGTTTCGTTTGTCGGCCATGCCATTAGCGTGCCATTAGTGAAGGTTGCCTAGTATGGCGGAAGCTATCGCACCGCCAGCGCCGCCACCGGCCAGGCAGACGCCGACAAGCACCCACTTGAACGACTCCAGCGACCGGATGCGCTTCTCGTGGTCGTCGGACTTTGATACGGCGCTCGTCAGCATCGTTTCGATACGGGTCAGCCGCTCGATGATCTGAACCTCGAACTCGTTTGTCTCCATCGTGTGCCTTACGTCAGGTTCACCCACGCGGTGCCGTTCCACCGCTTCGCCGTGGTGATCGTCACCCACGATGAGCCGTTCCACCGTTTCTGTGTCAGCGCCGGAACGAAGGTTGTGCCGTCGTGGCTGACCTTCCCGCCTGCGAGCAACGTAACCGTCAGCGCGCCGCCGAATGGGCCGGTGCCTGACGCGTTGCTACCTTGAACGCGGATGTACTGCGTTGAGCCCCGCGTGAGCCCAGTGAGCGTGTATGGCGTGTTCGACGTGGTGAAGGTCGTAGGCGATCCGAACCCGGGGTCATCGTCCGCTTGAATCGTGTAAGTGCTCGGTGTCGAACCCGCGCCCATCGAAAAGTGAATCGTGACGTTACCGGGCACCGTTTGGGTGTCCGCGGTCGGAGTGCTCGGTGCTGTCGGCGGGATGCCTGCCAGCCCTGCTGAACTGCTGCCTGAGCATCCGGCGCTGTTCGACGTGCCGGGAATGCCGCTGAACGTGAAGCTGAAGCCGAACGCCCCGGTGCCGTCCGCATTGTGATAGATGTTCGCGGAACCGGATTGCAGAGTGCGGGTACCGGTGCCGGGGCTGTTCCACCAATAGCTGTAGCCGTAACCGGCCCCGTTGATGTAGACGGCACCGGTACACGGTGATTCACCGCTCCACGATGCACCGTAGGTGTCTTGCGCGTAGAGCGCCCAGCTCACGGGCGTGTAGTTGCCCGATGCGTTGTTCGCGCCAATGTTGACAATCAGCGAGCAGTGCACGCTGTTGCCGTTGTAACCGTCTACCTCAGCCATTCGTCAGTAGAACCAAAGGTCGTTGGTGTGCTTCGCGGTGGGCTGCGCCGACTGCACAAAGATCGTGATGCCTTGATCATTGGTGAGCTTTGCCACCGTGTCCGCAACGTCGTTGATTGCATCCGCACCGTCTTTCACGAGGTCGGTGTCCGGGTCCACAACCGGATAACCGGCTGCCGCTGCGTCGTCGCCTGCTGCCATAGTTCTGCCCTCCTTAGGTCAGGTTCGAGAAGTCGTTATCGAGCCCATCCCACGTCGTGGTGTCGGATGCGTCGTTCCATGTCACGTCATCCGGCGCGAGCACCCATGCGCCATCCGGGGTATCGATCAGTCCGCGAGTGGTGACATCCATTTCCGCCGACGACAGGTCGAAGTTGATGCGGGACACGACACCGGTTTGTGTCTGCGTGTACGGGGCGATGATGCGTGCCCCCTGATACGGCCGTGCGCTGTAGTCCGTCATCGCCGTGGTGGTCATGACGCGTCCGCGCCCCTGGCCACGCTTCAGGCCGTAGGCGGCTGCACCGGCGCCGGGGAATGGGGTGTTGTCCAGCTCCACGAGCCGTGTCGGTGATCCGGTGCCTGCGGCGTCGTAATACGTTTCGGTGACCCCGGATGCGTCCACCCACGTGTATTTGACGACGACCGAGTTATAGACGACATCCGGTTGCGTCAGGTCGATGGCGTCTGCGAGCTGCGTCGCGTTGCTCTGCTGCACAATCACGGTTTCCGGCAACGCATAGTCGGTGCCAGAAACAAGCCTCCAGATGCCGTCTTCGTCGCAGAACAGGCGCAGGCCAGCCGCCGACAGAACCGGCGTCAGCATGTCCATGTAGGACTGGCCGGGACTTACCGTGAGCGAGTCGAGCGACCTATCAAAACGCGGCGTGCGTGAAGAGCTTGACTGATCCGCCGTGCCGCTCCACGCGTAGGTGTAGTGGCTATCCGCGCTAGTAGAGCCGTCGAAGTACGGCAGAAGGTTTACGCCGTCTGTTTCCTTGCCGTCGCCCTCGGTGAGCATGAGGCCATCGAACTGGACCTGCTGACTGGCGCTGTTGCCGCAATACAAGCGGATACCCACGCTGACAACCGTTGGTGCCAGCGTGAACGTCAATGACATGCGCTCAGTCGCACCAACCGTGTTCGGCAGGTTGCCGGATGAATACACGTCGTAGGTGCTCAGATAGTTTCCGTCATTGTCGGATCGACGGGTGTGGATGACCAGCCCGCGCGCGCGGTCCACCGGTCCCACGTAGTCGGTGCCCGTTCCCGCCACCTTGACCCGCACGTCACCGCTCAGCGTGTACGTCTTCCCGGCTTCCATGCCGAACGCCATGGTGGTGCTCGTGTCGTTCAACGTCGGACCAATCTCGACGTAGCTGTCCGAGTTGGTCGGGCTGTAGGCGTTGATCGAGTTTGTGCCTTGGGTGAACCATGACGTGTCGTTCGAATCCAAGGTGCAGTTCACAGCCCTGAGGTCATAGCCGCCCGTGACGTTCGGGTTGTCGATCATGTTCGTGACGCTCGTGAGTGTGGTCACGTCGGCATCCACTGAGCTGGCGTCGAGCGTGGCGCTCACACCGGCATCCGCCAGCACGGCATTGCAGACAGCGATGAGGCTGGACTGATAAGCCCGGTAGTTGACCGGCTCAATGGTCCGGTTCGCTTCCGTCTGGAGGGCGAACTCATCCGTGCCGAGCACCAGAGCAACCGTGCCCGCTTTCCAATCCACGGTGCGCCCGCTGATCCGGAGTGACGCGCTGACGTCGTTCTGTGAATGCAGTGTGCCGGTGGCTTCGTCGTACTCATACAGGGTGCACACCAACGTGGCGCGAAGCCCGTTGCGCGGGTCGAGCGCGTCAAGCGCGGGCTGATCAATGGCAGGCGGCAACGTCACCTTCATGGGCAGAGTCAGCGTGACGTTCGCTTGCAGATACGGGGTCCAGGACTCGTCAAAGGTGATCGTGCCGCCCTCGACGTTGTAGGAATACGTACCGCCGAGCTGCTGACTAGCCGAAGCGTTCGCGGTCCCTGTCCACGCGTACGTGTAGTCACCGGCCGCGGTCGTGTCGCCGTCGAAGAACGCGCCCACAGTGGCCGCTTTCTCGACCATCGCTTGCCCGGTGATCAACGAACCGTTCGCGGGCGCCGCGCTCTCGTGATACAGGATCGTGCGTAACCCCGTCTGGCCGGACGGGCACACGACACCGGCCAAGGCCAGAGTGGCAGTCTCGCCCGGGTTGATAGTCACGTACGAGCCCTGGTTGATGATCTGGCCGCTGTACCAGACAAGGGCCAGACACACTGTCAGCGCGGGACTGCCGACCGGGACGGTAACCTGACGCGAGACGGACCACACGTCGCCCGGTGTGGCGGGAATCGCGGTCGCCTCATACGCGAGTGCGCTGCCCGGCCATGCGGTCCACGTCACGGTGCCGTCGCCAGCCCACGCAACATCGGTGCCACCAGCACCGCCCAGTGTCCACGCCGTGTTGCCGACGAACGCCGGGTTCAGGTTGTAGTTCGTGCGCGACACCGTGACGGCTGCGGTGTCCGTAACCGACAGGTTCGCGGACTGATAACGGAGAACGGTCACGAGAGGGCCGTCCAATCGAACTCGACAACGAACGCGGCTTGCGTTGCGTCGTCCTGGGTGATCGTTGCGGGCGAGCTGGCCACCAGCACCTGAGTGTTCAGATAGTGGTCTGTGTCTTTGAACTCGACGCCGAGACAGACGGCCACGGCGAACGCGTTCGCCGTGCTTCCGTCCTCGAACACGATAGCCAGGTGTCCGGTGAGCACGCCCTGTCCAATGTTCGTCACCTTGGAATTACCAAGCGCGTCATTGAGCACGTCGTGAATGATGGTGCGCGGGCTGTACTGCCACGACAGCTTGTTGACGATATCCGGCGTGTAGGTCGTGCCTTGCGAATCAGTGAATTGACTACTCATTAGATCGGCAACCTTGCGCCCAAAAGTGGCTGCACCACGTGCGGGTAGATGTCCACCGTGTATGTGCCCGAGTCAATGGATGCCTGCACCGAGGCGGGCAGGCTGGAAACGTCGATGTTCGGGTGCAGCTTCTGATAATCCAGTAGCCGTTGAGCGTCGATCAGGCCGTTTGCGACCGCGCTCGTAAAGTTCTTCTCCCAGTCGCTGGACTGCTGCTGCCCGAGCGCGTTCGCATTCGCAAGGAATTGCTGCGCCTGCGGCGAGTTGATGCCGTACGTGTCGATGACCTCTTGAAACGCGGCACGATTGCTCTGCACGTACGCCTGCCCGTTTGCGTCCAGCCCCGCCTTGACTGCGGCGTTCCAGTCGTCAAGGAAACGCTTGTTAGCGGCAATCTCCTTCTGCTGGTTGTCGATGATCGTGTCTGCGTCTTTCGTGGACCGGTCAAGAATCTGATCCAGCTCAGAGCCCGTGCTCTTCAGGTCCGACTGCATTGTCGAGTTGAACGCTGATGCCGCCGACTTTGCCTTGTCGTATGCCGTCGTAACTCTCTTCAGCGAGTCCGCCGCCTTCTCCTGAGACTTGGTGTAAGCCTCATATGCGGTGTTTGCTTCCCTAGCTGCCTTCGTGTTGCCGTCGATACCGTGCGTGATGTCTTCGATGTGCTTTTCCTGCTGCTCAGCAACAGTGTTCGCTTCCACCACACCGGTATTGGATTTGCGCTGTGCGGCATCCGCCTGAGCTAGTGCCGCTTCCTTCTTGCTTGCCGCTGCGGAGACTCGATCCATGGCAGCGGGTACGCCTGCATACGCCTGCATCATGGTGGTGGTGGAGACGCCAACCGACCTGGCGTCGGCCTGTATCTGCTCGAAGCTCTTGCTTGATCCGTCCGACAGCTTGAACGTGTTGTCTGCCATTGACTGAAGCGACTTGTTTACGGTGTCGGCCTGCTGGAGCGCCGTAGGGCCGAGCTTCAACATTGCATCGACATCCGAGCCAACGGATGCTTGGAACGCTTGCGATTCTGCCGACGCGTTGCCGATCTGCGACGCCAGCCATGCGACGATTCCGCCGAGCGCTGCGGCAGGCAGGGCGACCTCAGGCCCCATCATCATGCCCATCCCAGCGAGTGCCTGAGCCGCGCTGCTGGCAGCACCAGCCACACCGCCCTCACCGGAGCCGAGTTGAGTCGCGAGCATGCCAGCGCCGAAGCTGGCGTTCATCTTCAAACCCTCGGACAGGCTCTGCCCCTCTTCGGATACCTGCCGGATGCCGCCCGCTGCATCCTCACTCGCGGATGCTGTCTCTCGCATCGGCTTGGACAGGTCGAGCCCGCCCTGAGCTGCCGTCAGCTTCGCCTCATTTATCGAGCTGACGAGCTTTGTTGCGGCTTCTGCGCTGCCTTGCGTAGCGAGCTGAGCCGCTTTCATCGACTGCTCTAGCTTCTCGGCGGCCTGCTGCCCATCGGGTCCAAGCTGTTTCAACTGGTCAACGAGCCCGGAATATTCAGTTGAAAGGTTCTTTACCGAGCTGACAGCCTCTTTGGTGTCCGAGACAACGGCGATGCTGATTGTTGCCATTAGCTGGACTTCCCTTCAAAGGCTTCGTAGATGGTCCGCATGACGGTTTGCACCCAGAGGGATGCGATGCGTGGGATGAACTCTGCTGCTGCCGGGTAGACCGTCCAGCCGTTGCGGCGTAGCGGCATGAGCTGATGCGTTGTGTGCCTGAGCACGTCCGCTTGTCCGCCCCTGCGTGTCCGTCGCCGGTACGCGGTGATCCGGTTCCGGTTCGCGCCGAACTCTTCTTGGCGGGCAAGCATCGAAGGGGTTGCGCCGCCCTTCATGTGCCGGGTGCTGGCACCGGATTGCAGCATGACGTTCTGATTCGACACGGACAGCTTGGAGCTGTCACCGAGCACGGCAGACTGAAGGCTGTTGCCTGTCAGGTGCTGTGCCACCATGCCCACCCATTCGTCGTTGCCCAGTTCTTTGGTGGCTTTCCGAATCTGTGCTTGAACGCTTTTGTCCACGAGCTGGAGGCCCTTGACTGTCGCGTCAAGGGCCTCACTCGTCTGCGTGCTGATGCGCAGAAGCGGCTCAGCCAACGGGATCAGGCCGGGGGCGTGACGGTGGGCTTGCCCTGAACCGGAAGGGTGGCCGTGCTGGTCGCGAACGCGTTCACCTTGCCGCCGATGGAACCCGGGACCACGATGAGCGTCACGCCGATGGTGGGTGACTGTGCGTCGTCCACGTCGGGTACGAAGGTAACGTCAATCGTGTTGCCCTCGTTCGACAGCAGATAGTTCGCCAGGGAACCGGTCGTTGACCAGTCCTGCACGTATTCGAGTGCACACGTCCACGTGGCTTTGCCTGCCTTCGTGAACACTGAACCCGGCTTCAGTCCGGTCCAGGTGTTGGACGGAGTTGAAGGGGTGATGGTCACGCCCGAAAGCGCGGCCTCATAAGAGTCTGACACCACCGTGAAGGTGCAGTTAGACATGTAAAGCGGTTCGACCGCAACGCTAGCCATAAGTGTGCCTAGCCCTTCTGGACCATAAGGTCCGCCTCGATGTCGTAAGACATGTATGAATTGAAGAGAGCTTTGGTCGCCGTCTTCGGGGTTATCGCCTTTGACGCGGACATGAACGTCCACACCAAAAGCACGTTGGTGTCTAGCGCGTCTTCCGCAAATTGGAAGTCCGTGTGGTCGTCTACAACTGTCACGTAGAACCCCACGTTGTAGTGACTCAACGGGGCCGCTTCATGCGGTTGGATGCTCCGCTGTTTGATGACCAACGCCGGACGGTCGAGCGTGTCGGGCACACGTTCTGAAGGGACAACAAGCCACCCAGGGAATTGGGCCGAAAGCGCGGTCGTCAGGAACTCGCGCGGCGTTTGTCCTTCAAAACTGATTGTGTCGGTCACGCGAAGCTCCCGAGCGGGCTCTTCGGCCGGATAACCTGTTTGATCACCCAATCAAGCGGGAACGGGCGCATTACGAACGTGTCGTCACCTACTTGCGCGTTTTGTGGATCAACACGATTCGCGTTCCACAGGTTGCGTGCCTGCATTCGCTGAGCCATTACAAGGCATGTCGGGACTTCCCCGGGGAAGTCGTTGGGATAATCCCCGGGGAAGTCAACAGGGTTACCGTCCTCGTCTACAGACAATGACGAATTGTTCCGCCAGTTATAGCCGTTATCGAACGCCAGAACCTGTTGCTTGGCAGCATCCAGAATCTGATTCAAGACGACATCGTTCGACGGTGCGTCTTTCCAGTCCGAGCGGATTCCCTGGTCGTACCACTGCACGAGGCAACCTCAGTAGACGCCGTAAAGGCCCGCGGCCAGTTCGGTGCCAACCTGGTTCATCGGCAGCACCAGCGCGTAGGCGTAAGCGCCCAGCGAGATAAGGCCGTTCGCCACGTTGACCACCTGCGCCTGGAAGGGCGAGCCGGGAAGCTGGTAGATGTCCACCTGCTGCTTGCCACCGGCCAGGGCCTTGATGGTGCGGTTCGTGCCGGAACCGTTGGTGCCGCTGGCCTGCTTCGCCTGCGTCAGATCGGAACCCTTCGCCGGGCGAACCGTGATGCCCACCACGTCACCCTCGGGAATGTTGAGAGCGGCGCGAAGGTAGCCGAGCACCGCCGTCTGCGGTGCCTTCAGCATGGTGGCGTAGAGCGCCGGGTCCATGACCACGAAGTCGGGCAGCTCCAGACGAGCCTGGTAGTACGCAACAACCGCGTCCACGAGCGCACTCGTGCCCGCGTCGATGTTGGACGGGACAGAGGCAGCCGCCGTCAGGTTCGGTCCAGCGATGATCGTTGTACCGCCGTCGATGGTGCCCTCAACGAGCGCGTCACGTGCGAGGCCGTCAAGCCACTGGCCAACGTTGATCGCCTGATACTGGAAGTACCATTCAGTGAACGCTTGGCCCCCGCCGAAGTCGAAGTTCTCGCGGCTCACGGTGTTGCCACCGGCGAAGTAGCGGGAAGTGAACTCGGTGTTCTGCACGGCGTCCACGGCACCCGAGTGAATCTCTGCACCGTTGCCCGCCCACGCGGCACCAGACGGCAGGTTCTCCCACTGGAAACCGAGCACCTTACGGGACACGAGCGTCTTCGGGTTCAGAAGGTCCGTGTAACGCGGCCTCGGGACCACACGGCCCCAAAACTCGCCCGCCCACTGCGGTGCAAGGTTCTGGTTCTCGATGGGGTCAGCGATGTTCGTCTGAGCCGCATAAACGGCCTTCGCCTCACGGAAGAGCGATTCAGGCGAGCGGAACACCTGGCCCTTCAGCTCGTCGCTGACGTTCTCACCGCGAGCGATGCTCGCCATGACGCTGAACGCCTGTTCAGGCGTGATGCCCTTGCGCTTCTCAGCCTCGCCACTGAACGCCTTGAACTGCTCTTCGAGCTGTTCGAGTCGCTTCGTGGTTTCAGATTTGACCGGCGCGCTGCCTGCGGAAGCGTGCACGGTTTCGGGAACGGTGGCTTCAGCCATATCGTTCGTCTCCGTTTCTGACGCCCCTTCGGCGTCGTTATCGTCGTCCGCAACGGGTGTCACGGTCGTGGTTTCACTTGTGGTCGTGGTGACGGTCACCACGGCGTCAAGGTCGTTGTCATGGTCCGGGTCAAGTAGCGATTCCGGCACGTCGTTGAAGCTCGCGATGACGGTTGCGCCCTCGAACGCGGGCTTCTCGACAAGTCCGGCACCGAAGATGCGTCCGGCGATTGCCTTACCCGCTCGGACTACGACGCCCTTCGCTTCCATGGACAGCGAGCGGCGCTTGCCGGTGGCGATGTCCGCTAGGGCTGCATCGCCCTCCGGGCCGTCGAACACTCGATATGTGGCGTAGACGCCATCGGCCCGCTCTTCAACGCTGATAGAGCGGCCCACCGGCTGCTCGCGGTCGTGCTCGATATTGAGCGTGAGCGCGGTCGGGTCGGCGGGCAGCGCGAGCACGTTCGCATCGACGGTGAACCCGCCAATGTTCGTCTTGCCGATCACACCGAACGGCAGCAACCGGCCGGTAACGGTGCGGTCGTCCTGCGAGGCAATGACAAGCTCGCCGTCGAAGATGACCTTCTCGTCAGTCATCGCTTGACCTCCCGCTCAACTGGGAAGCCGCCAACGTAGACGGTTATCGTTTCCGGCTTGGGTGTTGCGGGCTTGGGCTGATCACTTGGCGAACTTGACACCGATCTTCCCCTCTCGTGATGGGGCCGGAGCCGGTGCGTTCGGCTCAGGCTGTAGTGCCTCATCCAGAGGCGTGCGGTTGAACTCGACGGTCTGACCGTTCGGCGTAACGTCACCGAGCGATAGGCGGGCCTCGATGGGATCGAGATACAGGTGCGCCGTGCTGGTCATGAGGTCGGTGAACTGGCCCATTTCCGTGACGTAGGTGAGTGAGTCAATGGCGCTCGTGGAACCGAGCCGGGATGCCGGAATACCGGTGTGCTTCGCAATGTCAGCGGCAACCGCGTTACGGGCATCCAGTAGCCATTGCCCAGCCGGTTCGCCCTCGGTAACAAGGTCGAAGCCGCTCGGAACGTACGCAACCGTGGAACCGTCCCGGCATTCGCGGGCCTTCTTGTAGCCGTTGAGAAGGTCGAGCTTTTCCTGATCGTCGGGTTCGGTGTCGCCCTTGTTCACCAGCTTGGTGAGCGGGACGGACACGCGGGCACGTTCAGCAATGGTGTGCTCGAACTCCAGCGCCTGACGAAGTGTGCGGGTACCGGTGTTCAGCAAGCCCGGGACCATCGACTCGAACAAGATGACCTCGGTGTCCTGCACCGGCTTGTCATCGATCAGGATCGTGCCGTTGTCATCCCACGTCCACCGGCCGTATTGGACGTGATGCGCGGCTAGCGGGAAGCCGTCAGAGCCGTTGTCACGACGCCACAGCGAGAAGCCGAGAAACATAAAGTCGGCCAGGGTGCGGCTGTTCCGGAGATACCACGGCTGCTGTCCGCGCCCCGTCTGAGTCAGCCATGCGGGCTGTTTCTCCAGTTGCGTGCCGTTCTTCATCGCCGTTAGCTGGAGGTTTCCGAACGCGCTAATGACGGTGGAATGGGCGGCTGCGACAGGCGGAATCGTCAACGCTTCCGCACGTGACACCGGCAGAAGGTCATGGCTGATGGATTCACCGAAGATGTCAGGTAAGACAATTGCGGCTTGATTGTTCGCCGGTGCATCCCACGCGGCAACAGAAAGCGGAGGGGTTACGGATGGAACAAGGCCGAAGCCCAGCCACTGCAAAAGCCCTATTTCAACTCACCGCCCTTATCGCGAATGACGGGACAGCGGAGGAAATCAGGCAAAAAGGCCGCCGTCCCGTCATTCGCTTGCATAGCTAATCCACTATCCAGTGTGAAATACCGGGAAGGCGGGAGAATTATGACGCGCCGTGTGTTTTATACGAAGACGGCTGTTCTGCTGCGCTGCGGTTTGCGGTCGTAGAGGTCGAGCGCCATGGAACCGGCTTCAAGGTCGAGAATGTCAGCATCCGGGTCGCCTTGCGGTCTACCCAATAGCCAGTTCTGCCCGCTCATGCGCTTCACGACAACACGCGCGGCATCATCCAATGTGGGTTGTCCCCAATGCCGAAGCTGACCTTGATCGATGGCTTTGATAAGTCCAGCGGCAGCGGTGCGAAGCATTGGGAAGTTGTACGGTTCCAACCGTGGCCGTGGCGATTGCCGTTCAAGGTACTGGACTTCCGTCATGTCCACGCCTTGCGTGTCATGCGCAAACCGCATCTTGTACTTTCTCGACAGGTCGATAACCCGATCCGCGAGCCAATCCACGCGCGGGCGATGATCAATCACCATGAGGCAGGCGTCACCGTTCTTGTCCCGCCACGCGGCCACGATGGACGCCGCCGTCTGGCCCTGATTCACCTTGAAGCCGAGCGCGAAAGACGCGGGCAGTGTCGGCAGGTCAGCCGGTGCGCCGTTCTCCTGCGTCACGAGTGCGTGCGCCCACCGGTCAGGGTGAATCAGCGAGTTGCCGCCAGTCGGGTCAGTGAAGACGCCCAGATACTCGCGCATGAACTGCTCGGTGCGCATCGCGTCGAAGTTGTCCTTCACTGACTCCAACGTGGTTAGTGTGCCGATACCGGGATGATGCAGTTCGACCAGCTCGCGTGCGTGCGCGTTCGGGTGCAGCTCGTCCGGTTCCCACGCCTCGACCTCTTCCACGAGCGTGTTCTGCGCTGCCCAGTACGCCACACCAGCGTGACGGGGATCGCCTGCCACAGCCCTGCTCAGCCCATCCCAGAGCATGTTTCCGCGCTGCGACTTACCGGCCGTTCCCGCGTAAACGAGCATGGCCCCGGGTCGGGTGTCCTGAGTCGGCAGCGCTGCCGCCAGGATGTCCTGCACCGCTTCACCGGACAGCTCGCCCGCCTCATCCAGCACGATGATGTCGAACGCATCCGACCGGAACGACTCAGGGTTCGGGCCGTAGAACATGATCAGGCTTCCGTTGTCGAACCTGATCGACTCAGCACCGTTACCCCGCACAAGCTGATACGGCCCACTCAGCCGCTCCAGCACCGGCACAAGGTCCGTCATGAACCGTCGTCGCGCCACCTTCTGCGCCGTCATCACGCCGTACGCGCACAACGTCTCCGGCTCAGTCAGACACCGGCCGAGAAGCCACGCAAACAACGTCGTCGTCTTCGCGCTACGACGGGGAAGAAGAATGCTCGTGAACCGGCGACCCAGCGCCAGACAATCCGCCACAACAAGCTGTTGCGGCTTCAACGACTTACGGCCACCAGTAAGGCCCAAGGCCTGCGCACCCATCATGAACGACGAACGCGCAACCGATAAGTCAGCATCCGCTGCGTCGGTTACAAAGTCAGGGCGAAGAACCTCTGCCTTGACCGAATCCCACGCGAAAGCATCCACTCATTCAACGCTGAACGGGACGAATACCTACTAGAACATGACGCGCGGCTTATCGTGCAAACTCGGGGAGGGTTTGTGCTGCCAACAGGCTGGGGGTTGTTGCGGCTTTTCAAAAACAATGATGGTCGTCGTTGACGGTGGTGTCGTGCTCGGGCCGCGCTGCTAGTGGTGATCATCCCTTGATACGTGACCAGTTCACTACCCATCTGTCAGCTGGCAGGTTGTGGTGCTGGCCTTTGCTGTTGAGGTAGTACACGTATCCACGTTCAACGCTGGTGACGGTGGCTATGTTGCCTTCTCGACTGATCCATTGTTGGTGGCGTTCGACTAATACACCGTTGATTATCTGTGACCACGCATCGCGTTGCCTGACTTGCTTGTCAGCCCATTCAGTGTAGGTGGTCACTATTCAATTATGTGCAGTGTGCGCATGATTGACCTGAATGGCGCGCCCTTACTGACCACCGGATGCCGTGGCGATAAGCACGGTCAGTATCCCGATGAATGCCACCGCTGCCATGACTCCCACGACAATTCGTGCTGTCTTCGTACTCATTGCTGTTTCCTTCCTCTACACGTCGGGCAGCCTGAGCTGTTCCCGTGTCTGTTGTGTTCGTGCGTTGTGTACCTTCGCTGCGCCGAGCTTGCCGCCTGCGCTGCGGTTGCCACCGGCTGGACAGTCACGTTTCAGTGCGTGCTCTGTCTGGTATTGGCCGGTAGTCATACCGGTGCTGAGCGCCACTACGTGGCCCAAGTCCCACTTCTGCCCCGGCAGGATCGGCGTGTGACAGCGACCGCACACGGCCATTCCTGCGGCCACTGATGCCGCGTACGCGGGCCTGAGTCGTGCCGTGGTGGTGGACCAGTGCGCGGCCTTGTGGTGGCGGCTCACGCGTTGCTGCCGTGCATCACGTGCATGACCTCCACGAGCGCGTTCGCGAACGCGAGCGTCACGGCCACGTCTTCATCGAACCCGATCACACGGGCACGGGAACGCTCGTCACGTTCGATGCTGGCGAGCTGCGAACGGAACACCTTGTCAGGTGTGCCGTGCACCACAAGGTCAGCCAGCGCTGTGTGGAATGCACCGTCCGGTGTCACCTTCGGGATGCGCTGCGCAAGCCGCGACAACGCGTCACCATACATTGCTGCCGTCCGGTAATACTGCCCGCCTGATTCGTCTTCGATACCGTCGAGTGCTTCACGCAAGGCCAGCTCGTCACCTGTCTGCGCGGCACCCATCACGATGTCCGCGACTTCAACTGCATTCGTCATGACCTGTTCCTGTTCATCCACTCGTTGGCCAATTCCAACGACGCCTTCACATGCACGCGTTCCGTTGCTGCATGAATCCGATCCCCCAGTGCTCGCACGCGCTCCACGGCACCCGAAACGTCAGCCCACTGCCACACATCGCGCCACTCGCGCATGGCTGCCACGTACTCGCGCCATTCAGGTGAGCTGTAAAGCCGAGACGCGGCAGGCTCTGACCGGGCGAGCATCGGCAACTGCGCGTACGGCTGCCGTTGCTGTGGGCGTTTCATCGGCTTCTGTTTGACCGGCTGCCGGACAGGTGCAACACGCGGCTGAACCTGTCGTTGAGCTCTCGCCCGTTCGCGGTGCGCCGTAATCCACGACCGGCGACACGCGCGGCAACTCCGATAGCCGGTCTTCGCGTTGACGTAAGTGTTCTCAGGCGTCCACTCATGCCCATGAATGCAGGACTCACGATCACGCATTAGAACGCCGCCGCCCTATCGGCATCCGACAGCACGAACTCGGGTTCCGATTCACCCACAGGCGGCTGCACCACTTCCCAATCCAGAACACGAAGAGCTTCGCTTTCCTTTTCTGTTGTCATTGCCTGATCTGAACTTGTCTGATCTGATCTGATCTGTGGGGGTTGCGTGACTCCCACGTGATTCACGTTGGTGTCACGCGTGACAACCTGTTCAGCCTCGCGCTTACGCTGATCGTTCTTCCGCTTGCGCCAACCTGCGCGTTGCTTCTCAGCCTCGACCGATGTCGTCTGCGACTCATCCCACCGTTCGACCTGATAGCCGGTATCTGTCACCGTCCACAACCCGGCTTCGACAAGTTCCGCCGTGACCTCGTGCGGGTCAGCATCCGGTGAGACGAGAAGCCGAAGAGCCTTACGGTCGATAGCGCCGTCGTTCTCGTGGTGGACACCGAACATGAGTGACCGATGGTAGGTGGCCGTTGCGGCGTCCGAGAGTGAAAGCATGATCGGGTCAGTTAGCCACCGAACCGGCAGGTTCGCGTTCATACCGTGCCGCTTTGCGCTCACCGTTCACCTGCCTTTGCTGCGCGCTTCGTGGCGTACCGCTCCCGGTGATCAATGCGAGTACATTCGGCACACCGCGCGCCGTGCTCGTAGGTTCCGACGATTGACAGGTCATGTCCTTTCTTGCACACGCCGTGGATGTGGGTTGCCGACCGTCCGCGCAGAACGTTGACAAGCTGCGAAACCGCCTGAAGGTGGGCCGGATTCACGCAGTCCTTACGCGTGCACCCACGATGCGCCACGTGGTCAACGACTTCACCGGGCCGGAGTGCGAATCGCGACCCTTCCGGCCAAACGAGCTGATAGGCCACTCGGTGCGCGTACTGGGTTTTGCCTGCCCACGTAACAAGCCCGTAGCCGTTCTTGCCCACGTAGTCCTGCCACGGCCAGCATTCATCGAGTCCGCGAACGTCCGCCTTCGACCAGAACTGCTCGGGTGTCATCGTTCGATTCCGAACATGCGATCAAGCTCATCCAGGTCCACGCGGATGATTCGCTCTCCAGCTCGATGTGCGGTGATTGTGCCGCGTGCGATCCAGAGCCGAAGGGTTTTGATACTGATGTCATATCGGGCTGCCGCTGTGCTGAGTTTCACGAATCGAGCGGGAGCTGCCGTTTTATTCATTTGAGATTTGTTGCCTTTGACTTGCGCCGATCTGACATCGACGCGACCGGCTATTTTCGACCGGTCCCATCCGGCGTATAGTGCCGTGAATTGTTTCCTTGCGAACAATGGTACGTGGCAGTTCGTGGCAATTGGGATAGATGGGTGAACATTCGGCGTGTCGCCTACTGTGCCGCATTCTTCTAATGTGAAAAGAATGCAATTGTGCCGAACAATGATGGAAGTGTGCGGCACATTGTGCCCGGAATTGCTCATCTTCGAGCCAACCTGCGAAAGTGCTTAGAGGTCTACCACTCCCCCGCTTCTGCGAGGGCGGCTAGCCGATCCGCAATCACCTGTTGCCGGTTCTCTGCCGCGTGCTGGTAGCGCAACGCTGCGGCGCTCGTACTGTGCCCGAGCCGTTCCATTAGTTCAGCGAGCGTAGCGCCCGCCTGAGCCGCCAGAACCGCGCCGGTGTGCCTCAGGTCATGGAAGCGCAAGTCTTCGCGTCCAGCGGCCTGCCTCGCCCGATACCAGCCGTGCCCGCGCCGCGTAAGGTTCCCGGCGTCGTCGTAGACATCAGGTCGGCCGTAGAACGTGGACGGCGCAAGGTGCTGCCCGTCCGCGCCGGGGAACAGAAGATCGTTCCGCTTCGGCGCGTACGTGCTCAGGTGTTCCCTCACAACCGGCACCACGTGAGACGGAATGCTGACATCGCGCGAGCCTGCCTCTGACTTCGGCGTCTTCACGTGCACGCCAGCCTCGGTGGAGCGTGCAACCGAACGGCGCACGTGGATGACAGCCTTGTCCACGTCCACGTCTGCCCGGCGCAGTTCGGCCAGCTCACCGAAGCGAAGCTGACACCAGCACGCCAACAGAACGGCCAGCCGCCTGTCTGGTCGCATTGTCTCCACGATGATGGCCAGCTCAGCCGACGTGGCAACCTTCGTCCGCGTCTCACGGTGAACCGACCCGCCACCGCGCACCGCGGCCGGGTTCACGTGTCCGACCAACGGACCATGCACGCTCGTCGCGGTGAGCATGATCGAACGAAACAGGCTGTACGCGTTGCCTCTTGTCGTGGCGTGCCCCGGTGCGAGCGTGGCGTACCACGTGTTCACCGCCTCCGGCGTGATCCGATCAAGCGAAACATCCCCGAACGTTGGGTTGATGTGGTCGCGTAACAGTGAACGGTAATAGTCACGGGATCGGGCTGCGAGCGGTCGCCCCCTGACCATCCGGCCATCGACCCATTGCGCCGCATATTCGGCGAACGTGAGCGACTGGCGCTCTGCTGCTGCCCGTGCCGCTTCGAGTCGAGCTGCGGGCGGAGTCCATGTCGCCGGGTCTTCGGTGAGTCTGTGCTCAGCGGTCAGCCAACCCTCTGCGTCGATCCGCGCCCGGAACGTCTCGGGTGCGTTGTGGCGCTGGTTGTCCGGTCCCACGTAGCTCGCCTGATAGCGCTTCGATGGCAACTGCCGGATACGTCCGAACCCCCGATGCCCTGCCTTGTTGGCCATCTTGTGTCGCCCCAT